GTCAGCCTCTCCCGGCATCTTGAGGATTCTGGAGTGACCATCCAGTGACGCAGGGCACCCTGAGCTACACGCCGAAGTCCCTGAACCCCACGAGCCTGACGGGGCGGGTGTATGCCCTCCTAGACGCGCACCGGGGGCAGTGGGTCGATGGGCGCTTAATTTCACAGGTTGGAGGCTACGCTGGATTTACAGCCAGATGCAGGGATTTGAGGAAGTTGGGCTATACGGTGGAAAACCGCGTCCGACATGAGCACGGCATCACGATTAGCGAGTATCGCCTTGTCTGAGTTCAAGGAATTTAATGGCTATCCACGTTTAGTTCATGCGCGTGGGTAGGGATCAGGTGAATCGCGCTTTTCGGGGTGAGGCGGTAACGATCATCCCCTCTCCAGGACCGGATAAGGTCATTGTGATTGATGATTACGATGGGCTCGGCACGGTCACGTTTCATGTCGAACCCTCTTCGCGCTGATCCTTCGGCGCGTGGACGTGCCGCCGGTCGCGTGGAGACTACCGGCACCTTTTTGAAAGGGAGTGATGGCTGAAACCTGTTTCTCATGCAAATTCTGGGATGGTCGTCTCTCGAAAACCCCAGAGGATGGTCAGGGTCACTGCCGGCGACATGCCCCAATGGTCTTCAAGGCGCAACCGCCGCTGACGACGCGCTTCACGAAGGCATGGCCCGACGTGTCTGGCCGTGATTGGTGCGGCGATTACTTTCTGGATGTTGACTTTGCCTTCAGGAAAGCGTAGATTGACCGCCTTATACGAAAACACCCCGCAAGGCTGGAAGACCTGCGAGGTGTCAACTTGTCGGACTGCTCAAACAGTCGGCCAAGCAATTCGGCCACAGTTTACCAATCCCCAAGCTGTAAGGCAACTTCCCGCGCTGACCGCTACGGACTGTGTAGCGAGGTGTCTTGTGGCTGCCGGCCGGCCACGTAAGCAGCAACGGCGGCGCTCGCTCAAGGGGAATCAGGGTTCCACTGGACTTCTCCCTCCCCGACCTGATCACTCAGGTGGCAGCATGGCCCGCGTTCACCCTTTGCTGTTAAAAGGGCGGATCAGGGAAAAAAGTCCAGCATGGAAAAGTGGGGATTTATGGCTGAATCGCAAGTCTTTGACACGTATCGGGCACTCTGGGCCGAGAAGTATGGCGTGCCTTGCGCCCTGATCCTGAGTCCGCTGGACTTCGGGAAGCTCGGGACGCATCTACGGGAGCATCACTTGACCGTGGATCAACTGGAGGGGGCGCTCGAGGGTTACTTCCTCACGGATAACCCGCTGGTGGTGAAGCGCCGGCATCCGCTGGGGTTATTCTTGGCGAATCCGATGCAGTATGCGCCTCGCGTGGTGGTGGGCGGCTATGCCTATCCCTGTCCCCATACCCCGAGTTGTGTCAATACACGGGCGTGTTGCCTTAAGCAGGATGGTGTCCGTGCGTAAAGCTGGGCGCAAGGATTCGACCCAAGCCGCCATTGTTCAGGCGTTGCGGGCCATCGGCTGCGAGGTGCTGATCCTCAACCATGAGGGCGTGCCTGACCTCTTGGTGGCTTTCAGGGGCGCGTGGTATCCGATTGAGATTAAGAGTCCTAGAGGGCATCTGACGGCCTTGCAGGGGCAATTACGGCGGCGGGCGTGGTTTCCGGTGGTCTCGAGCGTCGATGAGGCGCTCCAACTCTTCGGAGTCAAACCTTGAAGCCCTATTACGAGCATGGGGGAATCACGATCTACCACGGGGACTGCCGGGAGGTGGCCCCTCCGTTGTCTGGCTTGATGGTCACAGACCCTCCCTATAACCTCGGCTATCACTACGACGAACACGACGACGCCATGCTTGATGGCGACTATTGGGATTTCCTTGGTGCTGTTGTTCGGACGCCTCTTGTCTTTATTCATTACCCGGAAGCCCTGTTCCCGCTGGCGCGACTGTTGGGTGTCTCACCGAGCGAAATAGTGGCATGGGTCTACCACGCGAACACGCCCAAGCAGTGGCGGTCTGTTGCGTGGTTCGGCATTCACCCAGACTTCTCCAGAGATGGACAGGATTATAAAAATCCCAATGACAAGCGGGTGATGGCACTCATCGAAAGCGGGAGGCGTGCCCGCCTGTATGACTGGTGGCAGGTGGAACAGGTAAAAAACGTGTCCAGCGAAAAGACCGAGCACCCGTGCCAGATACCCAGGGACCTGATGACCAGAATCCTGACCGTGACGCCATTCGATGGAGTGGTGATCGACCCATTCTGTGGCTCTGGAACGACGCTTCTCGCGGCCAAGAGACTCGGACGAGTATGCATTGGGATTGAACGTAGCGAACACTACTGCGAGATAGCGGCAAAACGCTTGTCTCAAGAAGTGTTCAACTTTGCCGAGGCCATCCCCTCGCACGTCCGCACCGATAGAGGGGGGTTAGCCGAGTGAAGCCGTTGGCTATTGACCTCTTCTGTGGCTTAGGCGGCTGGACCGACGGCTTACTCGCAGAAGGTTATGACGTGGTGGGGTTTGACTGTGAACAGCATGTCTATGGCGAGCATCGGTATCCCGCGCAGCTCGTGCTGCAGGACGTGCTGACGATTCACGGGCGGCAGTTCAAGGACGCGGCGTTGATTGTCGCCAGCCCGCCGTGCCAGGCGTATTCGTATCGGGCGATGCCGTGGAAGCGAGCGAAGGCACTGCCGCCACCGGATAACAGCCTCTTTGAGGCGTGTTTTCGGATTCAGCGGGAAGCACAAGAGGCCGCGGGCCGGTTCATTCCGCTGGTGGTGGAGAACGTGGTCGGGGCGCAGAAGTGGGTCGGGCGGGCGCGGTGGCATTACGGGAGTTTTTATCTCTGGGGCGATGTGCCTGGGTTGATGCCCATTGTTGGACGCACAGGCATGAAAGGTTCAGTCGGCACCGTCAACGGAAGCGGAAAACATCGGGAGCAGAGTTCATGGGATCGCGGCGCAAAGGTCAGCGGTGACTGGTTTGGGAGCTATGCCGACATGAAGGCAGCCGGCACGATTTCACCAGGGCGTCTGCACGGTAAAAACAGCGTGAAGCGCAAAGCCGCCTCAGCAGTCATCGCCAAGATTCCGTTGCCCTTATCACGGCACATTGCCCATGCGTGGAAGCCACAACTCGAGGAGACGGCGTGATGCCGAGGACACCCGCCCCGCTCACCGTGCTGGAAGATCATGACCAGTGGCTGGTTCTCCACGATGGCATCATCGTGATTGCCGAGTTTGCGGAGGAAGCCGATGCCCGCGCCTTCGTGGCGCTGCCCGCGCTGGAAGATTTACTGAAAGACTACCGCGAGGAGCATCGGCAGGATGGCTGCGAGCGATTCGAGCAGGAATCCGTAGGCGATAACGCGATCATCGAGGTCGTTGACCATCGCTGCGGCTATTGCTGTCTAGCGGACAAACTGTTAGCCGCCCTCGCGCAGGCCGACGGCCCCAAGGAGCAGCCATGAGCCGAGAGTCCCGCCCCCCTGACGACACCCCGCCGACACGAAGCCGGTTAGAGGAACAACTTCGCGCCTTAGTTCGTCAGTGGCGCACCGACTTACGTAAAGCCGATGCCCGCAAACGGCTGCGCTTGGTGACCCAACACGCTGACGATCTCGAACACGTCTTAGATACGGTGCGGTTATCCCCAGAAGAAGCGGACCTGTATAAGGTGATCGTCCGATGACTGATCCGCCCGTCGCCCCTGACGACACCCCCACACGTCTCCCATCTGAGCAAGTCATCGAAATAGATGAGGATGGGAATGTGCATTATCCTGATGAACTAACCGAGTTACGCGCCGAAGTCTCTCGTCTCCAGCAGGAGAACGCCCTGCTCCGCAGAAGTTTAGATATACTCGTCAAGCAGATGGCGGACGCCGGTGTCTAAGCACGCTCCCCGCGGACCCGTGAAGGTGCATGAGCCGATAGAAACGGAGCACCCTTTACAAAAGACCTTACTCGCGCCCGGTGCGGCCCGCTGCACGGCGAAGGGCAAACATACCAAGAAACCGTGCCAGAACCCGGCCATTGCCGGCGGGTTTGTCTGTCGCATGCACGGCGGCTCGGCCCCGCAGGTCAAGCTCGCCGCCAAAGAGCGCCTGATGGCCTTACAGCCTCTCGCTATCCAGACCCTCAATAACCTCCTGAAGCGTGAGGAGTTCCCCACCGTGCAACTCGGTGCCGCCAAGGACGTGCTCGACCGCACCGATGGTAAAGCCTTTGAGCAACCCCAGGAACTGAACATTACTATCAATATCGTGGATGTCCTGAAGCAGCGCCATGCTCGACGCCTCACGGCTTAGCCCCACCGACGAGCTCGCGCTTGCCGAGTGGGCCCGAGACTGCGCCGAAGACCCCCTCCGCTTCGTGCTGGAAGCCTACCCGTGGGGCGAACCTGGCCCCCTGAGTCAGCATGACGGCCCGGATACGTGGCAGCGGGCCTTCCTCGAGGACCTCGGTCGGGAGGTCAAGGCGAGAGCCTTCGACGGCGTGACGCCGGTGCAGCCGATCCGCCGGGCGGTCTCGAGCGGCCACGGCATCGGCAAGTCCGTCATGGTGGCGTGGCTGGTGGATTGGATTATGTCTACCCGCCCCTATTGCAAGGGCACGATTACCGCGAATACCTTCACCCAGCTTGAGACGAAGACCTGGGCGACAGTGCAGCATTGGACGGGCCTGTGTATTACGGCCCCGTGGTTTGCGGTGGTGGCCAACCGGATGTATCACCGGCAGTATCCCAAAAGCTGGTTCTGCGCTCCCCAGTCCTGCCGGGAAGAGAACAGCGAAGCCTTCGCCGGCCAGCATGCCGCGGATAGCACGTCCTTTTATATCAACGACGAAGACTCGGCCGTGCCCGATAAGATCCACGAGGTCAGCGAAGGTGGTCTGACCGACGGAGAGCCGATGCAGTTCCTCTTCGGCAACCCGACACGGACCACAGGCGCCTTCCATGCGGCCTGCTTCGGGGTGCAGCGCTCACGGTATGTGGTGACCGTGGTGGATAGCCGGGAGAGCCGGTTTACCAATAAGACGCAGATTGCAGAATGGGCGCAGGATTATGGCGAAGGGAGTGATTTCTTTCGCGTTCGTGTGCTCGGCCTGCCGCCGGCAGCTTCGGATCTGCAGTTCATTGATACCGCCACGGTTGCCGCCGCTCAGGCCCGGCAAGTGCTCGCTTTGCCAGATGAGCCGCTCCTCGCGGGTCTTGACCTGGCTCGTGGAGGATCCGATGAGTGCGTCATCCGATTTCGTCGGGGCCCGGATGCTCGCAGCATTCCGCCGATCCGCGTGCCAGGGGCGCAGGCTCGAGACTCGATGAAGATGGTCACGCTGGCGGCGGATGTCCTGACCCGGGACTACTCCGGCCAGAAGGTGGCGAAGCTCTTCGTGGATGCCACGGGCGGCAGCATCGGCGGCCCGATTGCGGACCGGCTGCGGCAACTCGGCTATGACAACGTCATTGACGTGCAGTTCGGCGGGGAGTCGCCTGATCCGAAACTCGCCAACATGCGGGCCTATATGTGGTCGAAGCTGCGCGACTGGCTGCCGCGGGGTGCGATAGACAGCACCTCGGCGCTCGAGATGGATCTGACCGGGCCCGGCTATACCCATGACAAACAGGATCGGGTCCTGCTCGAGTCGAAAGAGAACATGAAGAAGCGCGGGGTCGATAGTCCGGACGACGGGGACGCCTTGGCCCTGACGTTCGCGCAGCCGGTGCGGGTCGCCATGCCTGCGCCAGCGCCCTATCGGCCCCGCGTCAGTTGGAGTTAGGTGTATACTGCCGTGCCAGTGGACCCCTACCACGCACTGAAGACCACGGATACGTGGCAGCCGGCCAAGTTACAGGTCGCGGAGCGTGACGATCTGAATGCCTTGGTCGCTCGGCTCTATGCCCGCGTGGATCAACTCGAGCAGCGGGCGGATGCCCTTGAGCGCCGGTATGTGCGGCTCGAGGAGCACGTCAGCGTGAAGCGAGAAGCGGTCGAGGGCGTGGGCACGGTGGAGATTAGCGGCCATGATGCTCAGTCCTGAAGAACGGGCGCGGGTTGAGCGCACGGCTCGGCTGCAGGCCGAGTTAACCTTCTGGCAGACCGCCCTGAAGGATAACACAGCCACATGGGACGGCTCAGCGTATGTCATTCGTCAGCCTCATCTAACCCGCGACGATAAAACCTTCCTGCGGCAGATCCACATCTCCCCGGAGTAGCCATGCCTGCCAAGTCTCGAGCGCAGCAACGCCTGATGCAAGCCGCGGAACACGGCGCCACGTTCCCGATGGCTGAGAAGATCCGGGCCTCCATGACCCACGACCAGATGCATGACTTCGCCGTGGGCTCTGAGAAGGGCAAGCCTGAGCACGTCAAGAAGGCCCGTGCCGCCAAACCCGCAGCAGACCCGAACCACGAATCGTATGCCTACGACTGGCGGGCGCAGCAGCATCCGCATCGTAATCTCGGCAAGTTCCTGCACAAAGCGAAGTAATGGGGCGCGAGGCGCGACTGAATCCACGCAGTCCTGAAGGCGGCACGCTCCCGCGCACGGTCTTCACGGCTCGCCTGTCCCGGTTCTCGCAGCATTTCAAGACCCGCACCGAATACGACGCCTACGTCGCGCACGTCGAACTGACGGACGCGGAGCGCCGGCTGGTTGAATCCCTGTTGCCAGAACGCCTGCGGGTCACGGAGTCCTGATGGCTGAGTCTCCCGGCAGTCCCTCCCCGCAGCGCGAGAAGAAGGGCGACGATGCCCTGCTTGAGGAGATCCGCGACCGCTACACCTACGCGAACGATCAGTGGGAGCCGATCCGCAAAGCGGCGAAGCGGGACATGCAGTTTGTGGGCGGGGATCCGTGGGATCCGAAGGATCGCAAGGCTAGGGAAGATGCGGGCCGGGTCTGCCTGTCGCTGGACGAGCTCCACCAGTATTTCAATCAACTGATCAATGACGTGCGGGCGAATCCCCGGGCCCCGAAGTTTGACCCGACGGGAAACGGGGCGAGCGCGAAGACCTCCGAGTTCTACCAAGGTAAGATGCGGGAGATTGAGTATCGCTCGCAGGCGCAGATTGCCTATACGACGGCCTTTCAGAATGCCGTCCATCAGAGCTACGGCTGGCTGCGCTTCTCGAGCAAGTGGATGCCGAAGGGGTTCGTGCAAGACCTGTGGATTGAATCCATCGAGAACCCCGACCTCGTGCTCGGCGATCCCGATGCGTTGCGGCCGTCCTCGAGCGACCAGCGGTATCTGTTCTACTTGCAGGAACGCAGCATCAAGGAGTTCAAGCGGGAATTTCCAGAGGCTGAGGTGACCAACTTCACGCCCGAAGTGATTAGTCAGGCGCCGGCGTGGATCAAGCCTGAGCGGATCATGCTCGCGGAGTATTGGAAGGTCGAACCGGTCACGAAGGAACTGGTGCAGATGCAGATGCCCGACGGGAGCACCCGGGGCTTCTACACTGACGAACTGCGCGACATGCCGGCCGGCGTGAAAGTGGTCAACCGGCGCGAGGAGTCAGTGCCCTCGGTCTGCATGTATTTGACCAATGGCGTCGAGATCCTGAAGAAACCCGGCACGCAGAAGCGGCAGGCGTGGGCCGGGAAATACATCCCGTTTGTGTCCTGCTTTGGGATGGTGATCTACGTCGATGAGGGGTCAGGCCCCAAGCGGAAGATGCTGAGCATGACCCGCTTAGCGCGGGATCCCTACATGCTCTACTGCTACTACCGGACGTGTCAGGCGGAACTGGTCGGCATGACCCCGAAGATCCCCTATTTCGTGCGGCGGGGGTCGCTGAAGCCGGACCAACTGGCGAATCTGACCAAGTCGCTGCATGAGCCGATTGCGGTGATTGAGGTTGAGACGTTCGTGGAGGGTCTGCCCGGTCAAGCGCCCGAATTTCCCGTTCGCAACCCGTATGAGCCGTTCATCCAGAATCTGGAGATTGGCGCGGAGTCCGCGAGACGAGCGATTCAAGCGGCGATGGGGGTCTCGCCGTTGCCGACGGTGGCGCAGCAGCAGAACCAGAAGTCTGGCATTGCCCTGCAGCAGATTCAGTCTTCGCAGCAGAAGGGGTCGTTTCACTTCCTCGACCACTACAACGAGATGCTGCACCAGGGCGCCGTGATTGTCGAGGACCTGATCCCAAAGGTCTACGACACGCCTCGCGAGGTCGGGGTGCGGGACGCGAAGGACAACGCGAAGACGGTCTGGATCAATAACCCGCAGATGCAGCGCAAGGGCGACCTGGCGTCAGTCGAGGGCGATCATACCGTCACGATCAGCGAGGGACCGGCGTTTGAGAGTCAGCGGGCGGAAGGCGCCGCGTTTACCGATACGCTCGTGAGCAATATCCAGATGGTGGCGGCGGTGGCGGGCCAGAAGGCGGCGGCGGCGGTGCTGGGGATGGCGGTGAAGCTGAAGAACCTCGGCGAGATTGGCGACGAGATCGCGAAGGTTGTGACGCCCCCGGAGTATGCGGAGCAGGACGGCCAGGACGGCATTCCGCCACAGGTCAAGGCCCAGATGCAGCAATTGGGGCAAGAGAACCAGCAACTGAAGCAGGCGATTGAGTCGAAGCAGGCCGAGAAGCAGGCCGAAGCGCAGGCCAAGGGCCAGATCGACATGCAGAAGCAGCAGTTGGAAGGCCAGCAGAAGATCCAACAGATGCAACTCGAGCAGCAAGGCAAGGAACGCCTCGCGTGGATCCAGCAGACGGCGCAGATTGCGATAGCCGGCGCCAAGATTGACGCCGAGCAGGCGCGGACGTTCGTGGATGCGGCCGAGCAGGGGTCTGCGAAGGCACTCGACCTCCACTTGGAGCATCTCCAGCACGCGCAGGACGTAGTCCATGCCACGGCGCAAATGACGCATGAGAAGGCGCTGAGCGAGCAAGAGCATGAGCAGGCACTGCGAGAGGCCCAGGTCGGGCACCAGCAGTCGCTCGAACAGGCCCAGCAGGGGCAGGCGCATGCGCTCGAGCAAGGGCAGCAGGCGGCGGATCTGGCCCCGGAGCCTGCGGAGCCGTCAGCATGAGCCGCTTCGGTGTATACTGCGTGACCATCACCCATGGATAGAAAGTAACCAGCATGGCCGACGACCAACCCGCCGCCTCGTCAGCGGTCGCTGAGACGCCTGCGGGCCCTGCCCTCCCGAATCTCTCGGAGATGAGCAGCGCCCAAGTGGCGGAATGGCGCAAGACCGGAGACGCCCCCAAGGACGCTGTTGCGGAGTCGTCCCCCGCCGAACCTGTGGAACAGGTCGCCTCAACGGAGGCTGTAGCCGCGCCCGCCTCGGAAGCGGGCCAACCGACGAAGAAGAAGAACGCCGAGAGTCGAAAGCAGGAACTGCAAGCCGAGATTGATGGATTGCTGAAGACCCGCGCCCAGTTACGGGCAGAGGTGCAGGCGCCCGTCCCGGCCGCTCGTCCAGACGTGATCCCGGCGGCCCCGTCGCCCGCTGCGAGCCTTCCTGATTACGATACATGGGCAACCGCGCAGCCGCCAGGAGCCGATACCCGCTACGAACGCTATGCCGCCGAGTTTACGCTGGCGGTGGCGGCCGAAAAGGCCGACGCGTATCGAGCGCAGCAGGCCCATCAGGCGGCGGTGCACGAGGCGGAAGAGGTCAAGCAGGCGTATTTGAGTCAGGCGGAAGCCTTCGTGCAGGATCATCCCGACTACTGGTCGAAGGTGAATCCGATCACGCGGGATGTGCCCTCGACGCCCACGACGGAAGTCATGGGGAATGCGATTGCGCGGTCCTCGGCCCCGACCAAGCTGCTCTATCATCTCGGCACCCATCGCGAGGAGTTTCAACGGATCGTGAGCCTGCCCCCGGGGCGGGCGGTCTACGAGCTCGGCAAACTCGACGCGGTGCTCTTCGGGTCGTCGGTTCCTCCTGTGTCGCGAACAAGTGCCCCGCCTCCCGTGGACGGCTTGTCTACCCGCGCCGTGGCGCCGGTGGATGATGTCGATGCTGCGTTGGCGTCGGGGGACTTCAGCCGTTACAAGGCCGCGCAAAATGCGCGAGATGTGGCGGCGAGACGAAGGTGAGTAACCGATCATGCCGACGACCAATTCATGGAATGTCGTTGACTGGCTGACGACGGAAGGCTTGCGTCTGCTGACGAACAAGTTGGCCGTCGCGCAGTTTGGCAACACGAACTACAACAAGGAATTTACACGGGATTTCGCGGTCGGGGAAACCGTCCGGGTCCCGCGTCCATTCCAGCCGACGATTCGCACCGGCCTGGGGTATAACCCGCAAGCCGTCACCCGCATTTACACGACCGTGACCGTCGATCAGGTCTTCGGCGTCGATCTCGAATGGGACGACGTGCAGAAGGCCCTCGAAGTCACCCGCCCGGATGCGCAGCTCCGCGATCAGGTGCTCGATCCCTGCATGAGTTACATCGCGCAGGAGATTGACAGCCGGTTCACGCAGTTTGCGTATCAGCATGCCAACAACGTCGTCGGCGTGCTCGGGACGGACCCGACCTCGACCACGATCACCATGCAGGCCCGGCAGCGCATGATTGAGAAAGCCTGCCCGCCCTCGGGCAACAAGGGCTTTATCATTCCGCCCTCGGTCAATACCTCGCTGACGCCGGCGATCCAGTCCTTGTTCCAGCCCGATGATGAAGTCTCGCGGCTGTTCAAGGAAGGCTCCCTCGGGCGCCTGAGCGGGTTCAAGTGGTATGAGAGCATGTCGCTCTACAGCCACACCGCGGGCACCTGGGCCGGCGCCGTGACCATCACGACCACGATGGCCAGCGGGGATACCACGATTGCGGTGACCTGCACCAACGGCGACACGTTCAAGAAGGGCGACAAGATCGGGATCACCGGCTTCTATGCCGTCAACCCGATGACCCGCCGCACGACGACCACGGCGACCACGATGCAGGTCACGGTCCTTGCGGACGTGACGGCGTCGGGCACCTCGGCCACGCTGAGCATCTCGCCAGCAATTTACGGCCCGGGTTCGCCGTATCAGAACGTGAACGCGCTGCCGACCGCGACCACGGCGCTGGTCCTCTGGCCGGGCACCACGAGCCCCAACGGCAAAGTGGGCAAGGTCGGGCTGGCGATTCATCCCGATGCGTTCGCGCTGGTCGGGGTCAAGCTCGAGACGCCGAAGGCGGTCGAGATGTCGAGCCAGCAGCGGGATCCCGAGACGGGGATTTCGATTCGGTTCGTCAAAGCCTGGGATCCTGTTCAGTCGAAGATGATCCACCGGTTCGATGTCCTGATGGGCTTCGGGTCGCTGTATTCGGACAACTGCGCCGTCGCGATTGCGTGCGGTTAAGAGGAGAATCACATGACAATGCCTTACGGATCGGGTTTCTCCCCGCTGACCGGCGAACCGCGGATGGGCATGATCCCCGTCCCGACGCGGGTCGCCACAGCGATGACGCTGACGACCGTCGGCGGGGCGCGCACATTGACCGCGGCGGAAGTGCTCGGCGGTGTGCTCATCGTGAACTGCGACGACGCCCAGACGGCGACCTTGCCGACGGCCACGCTGCTCAATGCGGCGCTGCCAGGCTGCTCGGTCGGGGCCTCGTTCGAGCTGGACGTGGTGAACGTGGGCGATACCACGCTGACCATCGCGGTCGGCACGGGTGGCACGTTGGTGCAGGGCAACAGCAAGAGCACTGTCGCGACCATCGTGGCGCAAGCCTCGAAGCGGTTCGTGATCATCGTCACGGGCGTGACGCAAAACGGCGACGCCTCGGATGCCTACCAGGTCATCGGGATGGGATCCATCGCGGCGTCGAACGCCTAAGTGTCGGAGACGTTTCCCCGTCACGTCTACTGGCGTGGCGGGGTCTTTCTCATCGTGCAGACTGCGTCTGAGTATGAGGCGGCGCTGCAGGCCGGTGGCCTGGACGCCCCCTCACCAGACTGGCCTGCGCCGGAGGCCTACCAGTTGATCCTGGAGCCGCCGGCGCCTGATGAACCGAAGAAGCGCGGACGACCGCGGAAGACGGAGACGACATGAGTCGAATCACGATCCTGGGTGGCGGGGTGTTCACGTCCAAGAACATTGCCGACATCAACGCCAACTTTGCGGAACTCTATAGCGGGGCGGGTGGTATCACCGGTCCAACAGGCGGCACGGGTCCAACCGGTGCGACCGGCCCGACGACGGGCGTGACCGGCCCGACGGGCAGCACGGGCCCAACGGGTCCAGCGACCGGCGTGACGGGACCGACCGGATCGACCGGCCCAACGGGACCGACAGGCCCCTGAGATGTTGGTCACGTCTCGAGCCATCGCCGCCTCGGCGGCGACTGAACTCGGCACCCTCGGCCAAGGCGAAACGATGTCCGCGGCGGATCTGGCCCAATGGCTGGATCTGCTGCGGGCGTTGCTCAACGCCTGGAATGCGGATCGACGCGCCGTGTATGCGACCGCGTTTGATACGTATACGCTCGTGCCGAATCTCTTCCCGCATACCATCGGGCCGACAGGCACGTTTACGACCACGGCACGACCGGTGGACATTGACGGGGCGAATCTGATCCTGCCGGCGACGACGGTGAACTTCAACGGGCAGATCACGATTCGTGATGCGGTGTGGTGGCTCAATCAGTCGGTGCCGCAGTTGACCTCGGATATTCCGACCTCGCTGTATTACCAGCCGGATTATCCGAACGGGAAGATTTACTTCTGGCCGGTGCCGACAACGGCGTATGACGTGCAACTGATGACGCGGGTGCTGCTCGATGACATCGTGTTGACCACGAGCAGTTATGAACTGCCGCCCGGTTACTACGACGCGATTCGGCTCTCGCTGGCGGAGAAGGGGGCTCGGCCCTTTGGCCGGCCGCCAGATGTGACGCTGATCAACGATGCGAGCAAGGCGCGGGCGGTGATCTTCGACAACAACGTGGAGATTCCGCGGCTGCGCACGAAGGATCCCGGTATGACGCCGGGGACCGGTGGGAAGACCGCAGATTTCAACTGGCTGAACGGCCAGATTGCGTAGGAGTCCTGATGGCTGTGTTGTTCGTCCCACTCCAGAAAATCATGCAGGCCGTCACGACGCAGGATGCGGTCGCGGTGCTGCCGGATGATTACATTGGGCGCTATGTGGAGTCCACGTTTTACGTGGTCTGGAACCATACCTCTGGCGCCGGCTCAGTGGTGGTGGAGACGGCGCACAGTCCCAGCTATACCGGGACGTGGGCGAACCTCGCCACAGCCAACTGGTCCGCGATTGACAAGATTACGAGCATTTCGATTTCCGGCGTCTATGCCGCCGTGCGGGTGCGGATTGCGACCGCGGTGACGAGCGGCGCGGTGGATGTGTGGGTCTTGGCCTCAGATTCGTAAGGAGTGACCGCGTGGCAAAATCCAGTTCCAGTGAACTACTCAATCAATTAGACGAGGCGTTTGACACCACGGAGCAGAAGGCCGAGGCGCTGCAGTCGGTGCAGGCGTCTGCCGCAGAGGCGATTGCGCAGAAACAGGCTGAACTCTCTGCGGTGCAGCAACAGCACGGCGCCTACGTCGATGAGGCGCAGGCCGAATACCGCGATGCCCGGGTCGCCCTCGAGCGGCTCCAGGGGCAACTCAACGAGCGCATCGGCGCGGCGGTGAATCCTCGCGTCATTGTGCGCGGATGACCACCCGCATCGGTGGGGTGGCCGAGGTCACGTCCAGTGCCTTCCGGCTGCAGTCGAATCAGTCGGAGGTGAAGCACGCGGTCGTCTCCGCGAGCGCGGGCGGGGCGACGACGCAGGTGGCGGCTGTCGCTGGCAAGAAGATTTCCGTCTTAGCCTTTGCCCTGACTTCGAGCGGCATCGTCAATGTGAAGTTTCAATCCCATACGACGGGTGATGTCTCTGGCCTGTTCTATGAGATTGCGAATACCGGCTTCGTGCTCGGCCCGAATGAGTGGGGCTGGTTTGAGACCGTGGCCGGCGAGGCGCTGGATATTAATCTGTCAGCCGGGGTGCCGGTGGGTGGCGTGCTGACCTATGTGGAGGTGATTCCGTAATGGCGATTACTGATGCCCTGCTCCAGCAAGCCTTGAGTGGGTCTCCGACGTTCAAGGCGCGGGTCAAGTCCGCGCTGGCGACGGTCGCGTGGCAGGTGCTGAACAATGGCGGCTCTTCGGCTAAGAGCATTGCCTATGCCCAAGCCGCCCTGCTGAATCTTGATGCCTATGCGGGACAGATCAGTGGCTGGCTCGTCACCCGCACGAATGTCACCGGCTCTAATCTCACGCTCTCGGCGGCGACGGGTGCGGCGGTGATCAATACGGACGCCACGGATGCCTCCCTGCAGTCCCAGCTCTCGACGGATTGGGTCGCACTTGCGGGCGGCTAGACATGCTGCATCTCCTGCTGTTCATGGCCTTCACCTACTACAAGACCGTCACGATTGACCACACGCAGTGTGGGATCGTGGATTCCACGGATTTCCCTGTGGCGATCTGGGTCACGGATGCGGATCTGAAGACCGTGGCTAATGGCGGGAAGGTCCAGAACAGCAGCGGCTACGACATTCGGCCCTTCTCAGATTCGGGCCTGACGATTGCGTTGACTTATGAACTGGTGGCCTCGACGTATGTGGCCACGACGGGCGCGGTCGAGATGCACGTCAAGATTCCCACGGTCTCGGCGAGCAGTGACACGCTCTTTTACCTCGCCTTTGGGGACAGCGGGATCTCGACGGATGGGAGTTCGACGGCGACGTGGAGCAATGGTTTCATTGCAGTCTACCATCTGGGACCGGGAAGCGGGACGCTATCTGTGACGGATTCCGTTGGTAGTTTTAACGCGACTAATAACTCAGCGACGGCAACCACGGGACAGATCGATGGAGGCGCAGCAGTTTCGTTCAGTCCAAATAAATATCTGTCTACGCCGACCCATGCGGCAGTCTCCAGTCTCTCGGCGTTTACGATGTCGTTTTGGGGCAATCGGACGACTGCGGGGATTGGCTTGCCGCAAATCATGGTCGGAAACATTGTGGGATCTCCTGACCGTGTCGAAATTGCCTACTACTTTGACGATAACATTTATTACGTCATCGACAACCACGGGGTCGGTCCGAACTCTCTATTTGTCGCGAGTGGTGGAGTTACAGGATTCAATCACTTTGCGATGGCGTTTGATGGCGGCCTCTCAGAAGCTGCGAGGATTAAGGGATTCCTAAATGGGAACTCGCAGACACTCTCTGGAGGCACGGGGATTAATCCGACGACTACACCGCCCGACCAGGGCGCTGGCCTTAGCGATATAAATATTGGGATCACAGACTTCACCATTGATGGGGCTGGAATACTGGATGAAGTCAGGCTAGAAAGTGTTGCCCGATCTGCAAACTGGATTACAGCACAGTACAACAACGAGAAACCCAGTAGCACCTTTCTCGCGTACGGGGCGCTGACGCCTATCGGCACGACCGGTAAACTGTTCTTCCTGATCCCCAACTAACGTGGCCTTCGATCCCCACGTTGATCTCGCCGTTAGTGCGGTCGCGGTGGCGCCCTCCCCGGCGCTCTCCGGCACGACGTTCACGGTCACCGCCGGACAAGGCGCCCGCTTCCCGAATCCCGGCACGCAAGGCTATGACCTCGTCGCGTGGGCGTTGGGCACGATGCCAGACCCCACGAACGCCGAGATTCTGCGGGTCACTGGACTGACGGGGGATACCTTCACCGTGGCGGCTCGACCGTGGGCCGTCACGAACAACGGGAACCGCGCCATCCTCGTGGGCGATCTGGTGGCGTTGGCGATTACCGCCAACCTGCTCCAGAACATCGAAGCGGCGCTGCCTGGGCCGACGGGGATCACGGGTCCGACCGGACATACCGGCGTTACGGGCCCCAGTGGTCCGACGGGTCCGACCGGCGCACAGGGGACCGCTGCCCAGCTCACCGGGCCCACCGGTCCCACGGGCGCGACGGGCCCGCAAGGGACGGCGGCTCAACTCACTGGCCCTACGGGTCCCACCGGCCCGACCGGTGCTCAAGGCACGGCTGCTCAATTGACCGGTCCCACAGGCCCAACGGGACCCACTGGGGCGCAAGGGACGGCGATTACGGGTCCCACAGGACCCACCGGGTTGACGGGTCCCACAGGTCCACAGGGCACGGCGGCGCAGTTGACCGGTCCCACTGGGCCCACCGGCCCGACGGGGGCTCAGGGGACCGCTGCGCAACTGACGGGACCCACCGGCCCGACCGGCATCACGGGGCCCACGGGCAGCACGGGTCCGACCGGTCCGCAAGGCACGGCCGCCCAACTGACGGGGCCGACTGGTCCGAGTGGCACCACCGGACCGACTGGTCCCACGGGGGTGACAGGCGATAAGGGCGGCCTTCGCTACAACTTCCTCACGGCGACGGCGAGCACGGATCCGGGCAGCGGGAATTTCAATTACAACAGCCCGACGCTGGCGAACGTCACGTCGATGTATCTCAGTAACACCGACGCCTCGGGGAACAGCGTGGGGGCGGTCTTTCAGTCGGCGCAGGCCAACCCCGGCTACGTGTTCATCAAGAGCAATCTCGGGAGCAACGTCAACGCCTTCACGGTCTCGACGGAACTGGCTCGGACTGGCTTCAATGAAGTGCTGGTGGCCTATGAAGCCGGGGTCTCCCCGCCCTCGAATACTGAGGCGTGTGTCTTCAACTTCAGCCGCAACGGCAACACGGGCCCGACCGGGCATACTGGGGCGACAGGCCCGACAGGCATTACTGGACCCACCGGACCAACAGGTCCGAGTGGCCCCACGGGTTCGAATGCGATTCTGACGGGCATCACGGGTCCGACAGGTCCTAGCGGCCCCACCGGACCCACAGGACCCACCGGACCGTCTGGGCCGACGGGTTCGACGGGCGCCGGCTTCAATCCGGCGATTCCGAGGATTTTCACGCAGGGCTCGACACAGACGCCGATCCCTGATGCGAGCACGACGGATCTCTACATCCTCTCGACGCTGGCCATCACCGCCGTCATGGGGGCTCCAGTGGGCTCGCCCACGGCTGGCCAGTGGCTCGAGATGCTGATTCTCTGCACCGGCACGCAGAAAGGCATTACGTGGAGCACGTCGGCTGGTGGATACTTAGCCAATACGCTGGGGGCGACGTTGCCGGCGGTGACGACCACCAATCAGACGATTGGGCTGTCGTTCCGGTATGTGACAGCGAACTCGATTAACAAGTGGTTGCTCTTGGCGAAGGGTGTGGGCTAATGCGCGTCTCGGTCGTGATGATTGCGAAGAATGAAGAGGCCGTGCTGGCTCGCTGCCTGGAGTCGGTCAAAGAGGCCGACGAGATGATCATTTGCGATACAGGGTCCACAGATCGCACGGTGGAGATTGCCAAGCAGTTCACGGACAAAGTCTTCACCGATTATGTCTGGGAAGACAACTTTGCCAAGGCGCGGAACCATGCGCTCAGCAAGGCCACGGGCGATTGGGTGCTCTCGATTGACGCCGATGAATACCTGACCTGCCCCTTCAGCGCGGTGCGCGAGGCCGCGGCGAAGGGGTTCATGGCGGTGAACGTCAAGATGACGGCCGAATCCGGGCCGCCGTCCCACTTCTGGTTCCCTCGGCTCTTTCTGCGCTCCCCGAATGTCTGGTGGGAGGGCGCGATCCACAACCATATCTCCGTGATGGGCGAAGACGTGGGCGCGGTGACGCTGACCTACGGCTATTCGCCGGCCCATACCTTGGATCCGTTGCGCTCGATGCGGATTCTCGAGAAGGAAGTGGCGGATCGGCCCGATTGCATCCGCGAGCGGTTCTACCTCGGGCGGGAATACTTCTACCGTGGCCAGTATGACCAGGCCCTGGTCATGCTCGGGCGCTACGTCCAGCAGTCGCGGTTCCTCGCGGAGAAAGCGGAAGCCTTTCTGACGATGTCCCGGGTCTATTGGGCGCTGCATATGCCGGATGATGCCCGTGATGCGCTCGTGCAGTGCCTGATCATCAATCCCCGCTTCAAGGAAGCGGTGCTCTTCATGGCGGAACTGGCAGGGGACGGGTCCAATAATCCCCGCTGGCAGAAGAACGCGGATCAGTGGAAGCGGATGGCGGAGACCGCCGACAATGACGGCGTGCTCTTTCTGCGCACATGAAATATCTCCTATCGCCTCACGATGACGATTCGGCGCTTTTTGCGGCCGTGACCTGCCTGCGGGAGCAGCCGACGGTGGTGGTGGTGACGGATTCGCTGGTGCAGCCGGCGCGTGGCGAGAGTGGCTGCAGCGCGGAGGAGCGGGCGCGAGAGACCGAGAAGGCGCATGCGGTGCTCGGCTGTCAGACGCGGCGCCTCGGTCTGCCGGACGACGGCTTGACGCTGGCCGAATTGATGGTGGCCTTCGGCACGCTGCCGGATGCGGAGACGGTGTATGCCCCGGCGCTCGAGGGTGGGCATCCGCACCACGATCTGGTCAGTCTTGCAGCGGCGCATGTCTTCGGGACCGAGACCTTGCAGTGCTATGCGACCTACCAGAAGCTGAGTCAATACCGGGATGTAGACCTGCAGCCCGTGGGCACGACAGAAGTGGAATGGACGCGCCCCGAGTATCAACAGAAACTGCAGGCGCTGATCTGCTATGAGAGCCAACTGCGGGTGAATCCGATGCACTTCCGCGCCGTCGAAGGGCGCAGCGAGTGGCTGTCGGGCTTTAGTCGGCTCCATCTCGGCTGTGGCGCTCGCATCTTCCCCGGCTGGATCAACGTAGACCGACAGACGCCGGAGGTGCCCAGCAGCTTCTTCACGCGCTGCGACATCCTCGCGGAACCGTTGCCGCTGGATGACGCCAGTGTCGATTATGTGTTCTCGGAAGACTTCCTCGAGCATCTTCCACCTGAACGCCGGGTCGCGGTGATCAACGAGATCAACCGGGTGCTCGTGCCGGGTGGCGTGATGGAGCATTACGTCCCGAATGCCGGCAGCCGGAATGATTACGGCTCCCCCAGCCATCTGTCCCACTGGAATGCGCAGGTCTTCGAGCATTTCGATGTGGACTCGCATCGCTGGGCGAAGGATCGGGCCTTTGAAGGTATTCAGGGCGGCTTCACGAAGGTCAGCGCAGATCTGCTGAACTGGCAGGTCGAAGAGGACGGCGTGAAGCGGGCGCAGAGCCTGCGGGTGCGCTACCGGAAGGTCGCATGCTGAGGAAGACGTTCCTGCTGCCGCAGTTCGGCCCGCCGTTTCCATGGACGGAGCAGTATCTCGAGCATATCGGCAGCCTCGCGCCCTACGGCTGGTCGTGGAAGATTCTGACGCCGCACGGCTATACGTCGAAGAGTCCGAATGTCGAGATTGTGCCGATGACATTCGCGCAGTTCGATGCGCGGGTGAAAGCCATCACAGGCGTGGACTCGGGCAACTTCCTCGATGCGGATTTCCTGCCGGTGAAGCTGCTCAGTGACTATTACCCCGCCTTCGGGGAACTGTTCGCGGACCTGCTGACGGACACCGACTATTGGAGCATCACTAACTGGGACGTGCTCTATGGGCGGCTGGATCACTTCCTGCCCGATGAGACGCTGGCGCAGTATGACCTGTGGTCAGACGACCATCACCACGTCAACAGCCTGTGGTGCCTCTACAAGAACGAGCCGCGCATCAATGCGCTGTATCGCCTCGTGCCGCATTGGCAGGAGATGTTCCAGGTCAACGGGCGGCCGATCTTCGGGTTTGATGAGATTTACTTCGATCAGGTCGTGCGGCAACTCGCGGATGCGGGGCAGATTCGCTTTGGCCATCCGCCGTATTTCGCGGTGCATAGTTACGATCGACTGATTCAGCATCAGCCCACACCGAATCTCTCGCTGGCTCCGGATGGGGCGTTGATTGAGTGTTTTGATGACGGATTCAAACCGTTAGAGAGCTATCCGGCGTGGCGTGGATTCTTCGGGCGTGAGATTGCCTACTTTCATTTCCTGAGCACCAAGACATGGCCCGCACTGCGACCTTATCCCGTCCGGTGACTTCGGTCTACCGGGAGATTGACGCCTGTCGCATGACGGGCAGCCGGGACCTTGTGTCCCTGCTCGACCTGGGCGAGATGGCGCTGACCGGCATCTTCCCGAAGGCTGGCGTCGATGTGCCGAGCGGCCCTGTGGAGCTCGTGCTGTGCCCCGATGGCGGGCTGGTGCAGTTGCGGCAGAGCTACGCGCCCTCGCTGATGTATGGCGAGCACTACGGCTATCGGTCTGGGTTGAATGGCTCGATGGTGCGGCATCTCGCGGGCATTGCGGCCTCGCTGGAGCGGCTCTGTCCGACGCGGGCCGGCGATGTGGTGCTCGACATTGGCAGCAATGACGGCACGCTGCTCGGGTCCTATGAGAACCGCGGCCAGAAGTTTCTCGGCATGGACCCCACCGCGGCGAAGTTTGGCCGGTTCTACGCGCCGCATATCCAGCCCGTCACCGAGTTCTTCTCGGCGGCGCGGTATCGTCAAATCATGGGCGCGAGGCCCGCTCGGATCGTGACCTCTGTCGCCATGCTCTACGACCTTGAGCAGCCGCTGGCGTTTATGCAGGAAGTCTCACGCATTCTGGCCGATGATGGCGTCTGGTATACGGAACAAAGCTACCTGCCGGCGCTGCTCGATCAATGTGCCTATGACACGATCTGCCACGAGCATCTGGAGTATTACGGCCTGACGCAGTTGCAGTGGATGGCGGATCGGGCGGACCTGCGCATCATCGACGCGAAGCCGAACGACACGAACGGTGGATCCATCGCAGTGACGTTCGCGCATCGTGGGTCGCATCATCAAGCGGACAGCGCCAACATTGCCCTGCTGCTCGGTGCAGAGCGCCAGCGCGGGCTGGATGAGCCGGACGGCTTCGCGGCCTTCCAATCCGCTGTGGCGCGGCATCGCGTCGAACTGCCGGCGCTGATTCGGTCGCTGCGGGCGGCTGGCAAGACCGTGTTCGGCTACGGCGCTTCCACGAAGGGTAACGTGCTGCTGCAAGCCTGCGGATTGACGAGCGAGGATCTGCCGTGTATCGCGGATGTCAACCCAGACAAGCATGGCTGCGTCACGCCGGGGACGCACATCCCGATTGTCTCGGAAACTGAGGCGCATGCGCAGCAGCCGGATTACTTCCTCGTCATGCCGTGGCACTTTCGGCCGTTCATTCTCGAGCGCGAAGCGACCTTCTTGCAGCGGGGTGGCAAACTGATCTTCCCGCTGCCGACCATTGACGTGGTGGGCGCATGAGCCTAGACCAACGTCAGGTCTCGGCCTGTTTCATCACGAAGGATCTGGTATATCCCAAGGTCATTCTGGACCGCGTGATGGCGGTCGGGTTTGGCGAGTGCCTGTTTCTGACGAGTTGCGACAGTCCGCATCGCAAGCAGGAACTGTTCGCGAAGGCCAAGCACGATTATCTGTATTACCAAGATGACGACTGCATCGCGCCTATTGGGCAGTTGCTGGCAGCAGCTGAACCGAACCGGATCACCTGCGCCATGAAGCCGTCGCATCTCGCCTCCTATGCCAAGAGCCGGATTGCCCTGCTCGGCTGGGGCTCGATCTTCCCGAAGCGCACCATTCAGGTGCTGGATCAGTATCGGCGGGTCTACGGCGAGGATCACGTCTACAAGCGGGAGACGGAGCGGATCATGACGTGGCTGGCCTATCCGCAAACGCGCCTTGACCTGCCGATTGAGGATCTGCCGTCGGCCTACGCGCCGGATCGGCTGTCGATGCAGCCGGGGCACTACGACTACATTCCGCTGGTCGAGCAGCGGTGTGCCGCGCTGGTCGAGGTGCCCGCCTAATGGGAGGCTTTCCCTTTGGGGGCGGGTATTTTGCGCTCTACGCGCAAGCGGTCGGATCGACGCCGCCGACACCGGGCACGTTGCACTTGCTGCCGCTGATGGGTGTGGGTTAGTGACTCGCATCTCTGTTCCTGGGTTTGTGGACGGCTCCAACACGGAGCGCAGTTATCAGGCCCAAATTGGCCGCACGATTAACGAGTTTACGGAATCGACGCAGCCCGGTGGGAATGCGAAGGCGCCGAAGTATCTCCAAGGCACGCCGGGGATTCAGCCGCTGCTGGTCTGGCCAGAGCAGCCGATCCGCGGATTGTTCAGCATCAACGGGCGGGCGTTTGCTGTGGGTGGGACGTTGTTCGGGGAGTTCTTCGCCAACGGGACCATTGGGACGACCTATACCGTCACGAATGACAATCAGCCGGTGTCCTTCTGCTCGAATGGCACGGCGGGCAATCAGATCATGATCGCCTCCGGTGGGGATGGGTATGTCTACAACACGCTGACGAACGTCTTCGTGCAGATTACCGATCCTGACTTCCCTGATCCGACGCGCATGGTGGAGTTTCTCAACGGCTACGGGCTCGCGCTGCAAGGTGGCGGGTCGCGGTCGTTCTCGTGGTCGAATCTGGAAGATTTCCTGATCTGGGATCCGCTGGATGTCGCGGAACGCTCGAGCACGGCGGATAATCTCGGTGCCATGATTCGGTCTCACGAGGAGATATTTTTCATGGGTGGAGAGACCACGCAAGTGTATGTGAACACTGGCGTGGCCTCTGAAATCTGGGCGCCGGTCTCTGGTGTGGTGCTGGAGTTTGGCGTGTTGGGTCCATTCTCGGTGCATCGGGCCGACAATACGATCTTCTGGCTCGGGAGCAGCGTGGACGGTTGGGGCATGATGAACCGTGCCGACGGCTATACGCCACAGCGTATTTCCACGTTCGGCCTCGAGCAGCAGATCCAGATGCAGGACATCCCGACGGATGCCCGCACGTTCAGCTTTCAGATGAACGGGCATATCTTCGTGGCGCTGCTCCTGCCGCGCAATGATCGGACCTGGCTCTTTGACATCACGATGAATACGTGGGCCGAGTGGAACATCTGGGATACCACGAATGCCGTCTGGTTGCCGCATGTGGCGGGCTGTCACATCTCGGAGTTTGGGCTGCATCTCGTGGGCGACCGGCTCTCTGGGGCCATCTATGAGATGTCGATGGATTTCGTGACCGATGAGATCGTGGCGCCGGTATGAAGGCGCCTGAGATTGCGGATCGCTTTCAGCGCAGCGTGGATCGCTTCGGGGATCTGCGCGTGCGGGTGCTAAAGTTGCGGGCGCTCTGTGAGCGGTCGGGCGTCTCGCTGGACGAGGTGCTGACCTTGCTGCCGGCGGATCTGCGCGACCAAGTGCGGCAGGCATGAAGCAACTGATTACCTGCAAGGGCTTCGAGCAGATGGGCCAACTCGGGCCGAGTGCGCCGGAGCAGCCCTCCTATGCGCCCTTGCGGGGACCGATCTTCAGTTCCGCGAGTTCGCCGGGGACCGTCAATACGTGGCCCTTCACCCATCCCTGGTCGGTGGCGGGGACGTTCAAAAACTTCTACGTCGAAATCTTCCACATTGTCGAAGATCCGGTCATGAACGGCTGGCCGGATATTGACTTCGAGGTCTATATCAACGACGCGCCGACAGGCTTGATCGTCACGGTGCCGACACAACCCAGCGATCCCACGCCTGGGGCGGTGCTCGCGTCTGGGCAGAACATCACGGACACGGCCACGATTGCGCCGGGGGATGTGATCAGCATCAGCCGCGGGCCGGGAACGATTGCGCCGGGGTTCAACAATCAGGTGCCGTTCTTCGGTTGGACGCTGACCTTTGAAAGCGATAACGATGGGGAGAGCGGCTACGGCATGTCCTCCTGTTTGCAGGGGACGCTACACGCGGTCAATCAGCTCTATTCGGCGCCGTTCAATACGCCCACGGGTCTGACGATTGCGTCGAGTGGGGACGTGGCGACGACGAGCATCGTGCCGATGGATTGCACGCTCTTCCGGCTCGATGTGCGGCTCGATACCGCGCCTGGGATGGGCAAGCAGCGCGTGCTGGCGGCGGAACTGAATGGCGTCGTGCAGGATGGGACCGGGGGCACGATTGATACGCAGGTCGCGGTGACGGACCTGAACCTGACGGCCTCGGGCACGTTTGCGTTGCCGATGGCGGTGCTGGATAAGTTCTCGATTGTGCAGATTGTGGCGTCTGGGCCGTCGGCGGCGGATTCGCGGGTCACGTATTCCATTGGCGTGCGGGCCGATGAAGATGGCCAGTCGGCGCTCGGGTTCTATGCGAGCGGGAATCCCATCAACGACGGGAGCACGGATTACTGTGGCGGCATTGATGGCGGCTGGGCGTGGACGACGGCACGGGCGCCGACGCCTTCGACGTTGCCGGCGGGGGCGCGGTGGCCCTTGTCCGAATCCTCGATGAGCATTCCTGGGCCGATTGATAGTTATGCCCTGACGAATCTCTGTTGCTATCTCTCCGACGCCCCGGGGACGGGGAATAGTCGGCTGTTTACGACGCGGCGAGCAGTCGGGTCCACGCCTGGCACGCTCCTGATGACCGATAGCACGCGCCTGGATGTCGGCTCGACCTCGGCGGGAACGTATCACGGGGTCACGGATCGGATGGATCTGCAAGCGGTGGGCGATAGTCTGCCGAATGCGACGACGGTGTCGTGGACGTGGCTGGTGGTGGAAAGCACCACGCCCCCGATTGTCTCGACCTCGTATCCCATTCGGCGGTTGCGGCGGTTTGCGCTGCCGTTCGATCAGAATAAGTGGATCTTCATTAGTCGCGTCGAACTGATCATGCAGGCCGGGAATGGCCTCTCCGGCACGGCGGCGACGGTGCAAGGCTACAACCCGATTGTGATGTTTCGCCTGTCGCGGGATGGCGGGGCGACGTGGGATGACGAGCTCCAGATGGCGACGGGGAAGATCGGGGAGTATACGGCGCGGGCCTATCTCAATCGTCTGGGACGGGCGCGGAATCCCGTGGTCGAGTTGACCTCCAGCGATCCGGTCTTTGTGAGCTGGATAGACTTCACCGTCGATTACGAAGAGGGCACGAGCTAGTGGCGAATCCCACTAGGATGCCGCAATGGCTGGAACCGATTGGCGAGCAGGGCGTGGTCGTCTCGCGGCCGTGGTATCTGTGGTTTCAGTCGCTCTCGGCACGGAGTGGCAGCGGCCTGACCGGGCCGACGGGTCCGACCGGTGCGGCGGGCGCCACGGGGCCGTCGGGTCCCACGGGGCCGAGTGGCCCGACTGGACCCACGGGGCCGGCAGGCTTGGGTGTGCCCTATTTTATTGCGAGTGGCGACACGTTTACCGTGCCCGACTTTATTCAAAGTCTCTTCACGATGACGATTGATAACGAAGGCACGCTTGACGTGGTGGGCTACTTGATACAGGTGGACTGATGGCAACCGGCTCTGGCATTACGCTCAAAGAAACGGACCCGGCGAACATCGCCACGCCTGCGGCCAACAAGGACACGCTGTTTATCGACAGCACGGCGTCTCCGATTGCGCCGGCCTATAAGGACTCCGGTGGGACCACGCATACCCTAAAGGGTGGCACAGGCATCAGTGGCCCGACAGGGCCGACGGGCCCGACGGGTGGCACCGGCCCGACCGGGGCCGGCGTGACGGGTGCCACGGGTCCGAGTGGACCCACTGGGGCGACCGGTCCGACTGGGCCGACGGGGAGCACGGGGATCACCGGCGCCACGGGTCCCTCGTCGGCACGGACGAATACGGTGTCCTCGAGCGCCACGCCGAGTATCAACGTGGATACGACGGACATCTTCACGATTACCGCACTGGCGACCGCGATTACCTCGATGACGACGGGGTTAAGTGGCACGCCGGTCAATGGGCAGCATCTGACGATCCGCTTTCTCGATGACGGGTCTCCGCATGCGATTACGTGGGGTGCCAGTTATGTGTCTCGCGGGGCCACGCTGCCGACGACCACGGTGGCGAGCAAATACATGTATGTGGGGCTGATTTACAACTCGACCGCCGTGATCTGGGACTGCCTGGCGGTGGCGAATGAGGCGTAATGCCCACCGCTAAAGCCTTCATCACCTCCGGCACGACCTGGGCCGGGGTCGCCACGGATGGCTCCGCGATTACCGTGGAGTGCATTGGCGGCGGCGGCGGCGGCGCGGCCTGGAATAATAGCCACGTCCTGCCGGGTGGGGGTGGTGGGGCGTATGCCATCAAGACGGGCATTGCCTATGCCTCTGGGGCTTCGGTGACGGTGCAAGTCGGCGCGGGTGGGGTGGCGGGGGCTGACGGCACCGATACGATCTGGGATACCACCGTCGTGATTGCGAAAGCGGGCCTGAAGGGCGATGCGTCCACTGGGGTGGCGGGGGCCGGCGGCGCGGCGGCGAGCTGCACACCGAGCACAGGGGCCTTTTCCGGCGGCGCGGGGGGTGGAAAAGGCGCCGATAACATCATTGGCGGCGGAGGTGGGGGGGCGGCTGGTCCCAATGGCGACGGCAAGGCTGGCGGCGATGGCGGTCAAGCGGCCGGCAGTGGTGGTCCTGGCGGGGGTGGCGCGGGCGGCGGGTCTGCCACGATTGGCGGGGCGCCTGCTGGGGCCACGGGTGGCAATGGGGGGACCGCGCAGGACGGCACGGCAGGCGGCACGGGCACGACGGGCAGCACGACGGGCAACACGGGTTCGCACGGCAGCGGCGGCGGCGGTGCCCAGAACGCCCAAGGCGGCGATGGGGGTGTCGGGGTCGAGTTTGACAGCACGCACGGCGCCGGGGGCGGCGGGGGCAGTAACAACCAGAGTGCCACGGGTTTCCGTGCCGGGAATGGCGGGTTGTATGGTGGCGGTGGAGCGGGGCATGGCTGGAACACAGCCGGCGCAGGCGTGATCAGTGGCGACGGGGCGCAGGGGCTGATTGTCGTGACGTATACGCCGGGGGTCGTGAATACCTCGGCCTTCCTCGGACTATTCCCGAGCACGCGATGAGATGCAGGGCTCAGGCGTATACTTCGGTAACAGTTTCATGATTGAGACCGCCACAGAATCCGACTTGGATGCGCTCGTGGCGCTCGGCTGCGAGTTTCGGGCCGCGGTCTATGCGGACCTCCTGCCAGAGAATCCTGCCCAGATGCGGATCCTCGCGTCCAGCCTGTTGCAATCGGCTACCGGTACGATCCTGGTGGCGCGTGACGCAGGCGTGATCGTCGGGATGTTGGGCCTGACGGCCTTTGCACACCCGCTGTCTGGCCTGTGGACGGTCGCGGAGTTGTTCTGGTATGTCCAGCCCTCGGCGCGGGGATCGCTCGGCCTGCGGCTGCTGAAGGCCGGGGAACGGTGGGCCAGAGACCGGCACGCGCTGCGGTTGCAAGTGATGGCGCCGAACGCGGATGTTGAGCAGTTGTATGAACGCCTCGGGTTTCATTCCGTGGAACGGTCCTACGAGAAGTCCCTATGATGCCCTTCGCTGACCTCGCGGGGATGTGCGCCGGAGAAGCCGCGGTGCGAGCCGCTGGTCCGATTGGGACGTTCCCTGACTGCTGGAATCCTGCGGCGCCGGTCGTGAAGACCTTCGATGATGTGCTCGAGGATCCGCTGGCCTATCGGGAGTTCGTCTTAGAACAGACCTTCGGGTCTGTCGTAGTCGGGCCGATTGTATTCCACGGACTGGCAGAGGTGCCGCTGGATCCGTTGCGGGAGGCAATTGTCTCGATGCTGCCCCAGTGCGAGCCGGCGCTGACCTTTGCCCGTCTGAGTCCTGATCAGCAGGTTGAGCCGAACTACATCCATACCGACACCGACATGGGGCAGTGGACCGGCATTCTGTATCTCAACCCGAAGCCGAAAGCTGGCGATGGGACGTTGTTCTGGCGGCATCGGCTGACCGGCGCCACACAGGCACAGTCTCGGACGCCAGAGGAAGCGATGGCGGAAGGGCTGGCGTGGCGGGATGAACGGCAGTGGGACCGCTGGAGCTATGTCGAGGCGCGATTTAACCGGATGGTCTGGTTTGAGGCGCCCGCGTTTCATTCACGGGCGATTCACGACAATTACGGCCACGGGTTAGATGCGCGGCTGATTCAGGTGATGTTCGGACGCTTCAAGGACGGTGCAGCATGTGTATGACCGCAGCGGCGATTATCACGGTGGCGGTGGGGGCGGGCTCAGCCGTTGGTGGGGCGGCGATTGCGGCGCACGGTCAGTCAAAAGCCGCGGAGACGCAGGCAAATGCGGCGAAAGCGGCCTCAACCGATCAGCTGACGGCCGCCCAGCAAGCGTTGGCGTTTCAGAAAGAGCAATACGCGAACACGCAGAAAGCCGTGGCCCCCTATCAGCAGATGGGGGCGGGGGCCTTAGCGGCGCTGGGATCGGGGCTGGGGGTGACCCCGAATATGTCAATCGGGCTGCAGCCGACGCCAAGCGGGCCGCATACCGTGACGAATCAGCCGGTGACCTACGACACGCTGAACGGGCAGAGCGTGAGCACGAACTATACCGGGGATGTGCTGGGGAATCCGAATGGGCAGACCATCTCGGGTGTCTTGCCGTCCGGGGCGAATAGCTCCGCATCCCTGAGTCAGAGCGGCGTGCGGATGCAGTCGCCGGATGGCCGGGAAACGTCGATGGTGGCGCCAGACAAAGTGCCGTATTACCTGCAGCAAGGGGCGAGGGTGATCCAGTAATGGCCTTCTTCAATCCGTTCGATGTGATTACCGCAGGGGCCGGGGCCTTACCCGGCACGGGCGTCAGTGACGCCGCGATCAGGGCGGGGAAGGTCAGTGCCCCAGCCGGGAGCCTTGCGTCCCTTGGCGGCGGGCAGGCGGGTCCGAATGGGCCGGGCGGGGCAATGGCGTGGATGCAGCCGAAGGGCTTCGGCGGTGATCCCAGCCGTCAGCCGATGCCGAATCCGACGGATGATTCGGGGAAATACCCGCCGATTGGCCCCTATGTTCCGAGAACGCCGCCGTCTGGGTATCACTACGGCATCGACTGGGACAGTAACCGGCTCTTCCCTGACGATCCGAATAATCCGAACACCCCGCCAATGGATAAGCAGGATCTGTTCAATCGTGGTCAGTTGAACGGCCCGCAGCCGGATCGGACGATGGGCGGTGGCGAAGGACCGGGCGGCTTCACGGGGCAGAATCAAGATCCGAACTTCGGCCAGCTCGGCACGATTGGCGCGGGGCCCTATGGCAACCGGGGCAGCGGCCAGCCGATCAGTCAGCCGATGGGCGGCTATCAAGCGCCAGGCATGGCGACATGGACGCCTGCGGCTGGCGTGCCGAATGGCTGGCAGGCTGGTGGGATTGAGAATCCCTTCGGTGCGTCTGGTCAGCAGCCGCTGGGCAGCCTGCAGTCCCTCGGCGGCGGCATGAGTCAATCCGGCATGGTCAACCTGCGCGGGACCGATGGCACCACACAAGCGGTGCCGCAACAGGATCTCGCCCACTGGCTTAGCAAAGGCGCGGTGAGGATCTAATGGGCTTCTTTGACGATCCGGCGAATCAACCGCCCAGTAGCGGGGTGCGGCCCGGGGGCTACGGCTCGAATGGGCCGCCGACGAGTCAACCGGGCCCGGTGCAGGCGCAGCCCGCGCCCACGCAGCCGACGCAGACCGGCGCCTTTCCCGGCACGAAGCCGGGGGGCGGGGCGACGACGACGGGCACGCTCCCGGGTGGGACTGGGGGCGCGGATCAGGCCGGGAACCAAGCGCTCTGGGATCAGGCGGGCCACGACATCAAGACGTTTATCAGCCTCTATGCCCAGAAGCACAACATTTCGCCCCAGCAGATTCCGAGTGTCACGAATCAATTCGCGGACGCGCTGAAAAGCGTCGGCGTCAATGCGGACTACGAGGGCACCGACGAATACGGGCGGTCTGCGGGCATCAAGGTCAACGGGATGCCCTACAAGATCATCAACGGCTCTGGGCAGTGGATGTATGACACCTACCAGAATGCCGAAGGGGCCCCGGCCAACTACGGCATGCCGGGGTATGTGCCGGGGCAGGGCGGTGGCGGATCGCTGTGGGCCACGGTGCCGACGGAAGCCGAAGCACGGGATATGCCGGGGATCCAGTTCGCCCTCGATGAGAACAACCGGCGCATGATGGCCGGCGCGGCAGCGAAGGGCACGTTGTTGAACGGGCGCACGCAGCAGGCGATAGGCGAGAGCAACATCCAAGCCGCGCTGCAGATGGGCTATCTCCCGCTGGCGCAACTCCAGAATCAGGTCAAAGGCCAGAACGCGGGCAATCTGCTGGATCTCAGCAAGCTGGGTCTCAATGCCACTAGCACGGGGAACGCCTGATGGGTGCCGCGGATCGGATTGCCGAGACCATCCTGAAGATGGGGCAGATCCGTGCGGACGAAGCGCAGCGGGTCGGGCAGATTAATGCGCAGCAGCAGGCGAACAGTGCCCAGATTTGGGGTGGGGCGCTGGCTGGGCTCGGGCAGACCGTGGCGAATATCCCCAACGACATCGCCAAGCAGAAGGCGCTGGAGGTGGAAACCCAGACGCGCCAGAACGCCCTCGATCAGCAGAGGAAGTTCCAGAACGACCTCTTTAACGCGAACGAGATTTACCAATATACGACGCGTCCCGGCCCTGATGGGTCCGTGCAGTTTGATGAAGAGAAGCTGCCCGGCATGGTGCAGAAGATGTCGGCGGCGGGCATCAATCCTGACGTGGTGGAGCATTTCGCGGGCGCCTATAAGGGCATGAATCAAACCATGTCCAGCTTCCGCGACACGCAACTGAAGCATCAGGCGGATTTCGCCAATTACATGCTGCAGTCGGCCAGTCCTGAACATCCATTGACGCCTGCGACCTCCTTGGCAGCGGCGAAGGTGGCGCAAGCGAACGGATTGGCGAACGCGGACGACATCAACAAGATGATGGCGGCGTTCAATCAGGGGAAGGATCCGACGGAGGTCTTCAAGGCCATTGCGAACTATGGCAAGGTCGGACAGCCGCAGAAGTTTGGCACGGTGGGGGCTGGCGGGTCTATTTACAATGAAGGCACCGGACAAATAACCTCGACTGCGCCGAAAGAGGCTACACAGAAAACGCTTGAGCAGAAATCCGTCACTTTGGATGGAAAGCCGGGTCTCGTTCTTTTCGATCCTGACCCGAAGGCGCCGGTCAAATATTTCGATTTAGATGGCAAACCGCTCGCGAACGCCGCGCAGCGTCTCAGCGCCGTTGAGACCACACCGAAAGACACCTCTGCCGAAATGGATGCGGCCTATCAGCGCATCGTGGCAAAGCAGGCGCAGGGTCAGCCAATTACGGCACAGGAAGCTGCGGACAAGAAAGCCTATGAGACACGTAAGTTGCTCGGCCCAGAGGCGGCAGCAGCCAACGCCGCGAACCGTGCAGCGACGGCAGCAGCAGGCACGAATAGCCGACTTGATCGCACGCAAGCCTTCCAAGAGGCGCAGGCTGGGCGCAAGGAACTGACCGATAAAGTCGAACAGCCCTATCTGGATGCGAAAGAGAAAGCGGCGACCCTTCGCAGCGTGATCGAAGCGGCGAAGAACGGCAACATGGCCGCTGGGAATGTGCAATCCCTGCTCGCCACGCTCGGCCTTGTGACAATGGAAGGCGTCAAGCGCATCAACACGACGGAATTGGAGTCGGTGCAAGGCGCTGGCAGCCTCTTAGAACGGCTTAAGGGCGAAGTCGGTGGCATTGTCTCAGGCAAGCCGCTCTCTCCGAAGATTCAGCAAGATCTGACGCAGATGGCGACGTTACTGGAGCAGAGCGCCCGCAAGAAATATGAGCAAGGCTTTAAGCAGATTACCGGCCGGTATGGGCTGAAGGATGAGCAGTTGCTGCCGTCTGAAGTGCCGGGGTCTATCTCGGCATTGCCTCCTGTGCCAGCCGGGATGATACGCGCCTTTGACCCGCAATGGAATCCGCACCTCGCGAAGCAGGGCACGCCGCTACCAACTGGCTGGACATTGGCCAAGTAACATGCCTGAGAATCCCGGCAAAGACCTCGCCCTGTCCGAACCGTTTATGCAATTTGGGCAGGTGCTCGCCAAGATCGGGCAGCAAGTGCAGACCGGCGACGTGCCGCAGACCGTGCTGGATGCGTTTGATTATGTGAAGTCGCATCTGCAATCAGGCGGCAAGCAGGTAGAGGACGCCTATCAGACGCTCAAGCAGCACGCCGACAAGCTGTCGCAGGCCATCGTGCCGAAATTGCATGCTGAAGAGGCTTCGCCTCAAACCGCTCCATCCGGATGGACCCCTGAGAAGACCCCGGAAGGCTGGACGCCAGAAAGCACAACGCCCATGAATACGGCCAAGGTGAATGGGCAGGACGTGCCCGCCCGCACTTGGACGGATACGGCAGTCGAAAGCCTGCCGGCCGTGGGTGGCGCGATTGGTGGGTTGGCGGGCAATATCCCCGGCGCGTTACTGGGTGGAGCAGCCGGTGAAGCCTACAAAGAATTGATTCAGCGGGCCAGAGGGAAAGCGGCGCCGGTCGGTGCGCTCGGCGCGGTTGGAGAAATGGCGCAGCAGAGTGTCACGCAGGGGGCCGCGCAAGCCGTTGGAGAAAAGGTCGTCGGCCCTGTGCTCGAGGCGGGAGCGAAGCGACTGATGCAGAGTGCGCTCAAACCGACATTAGCGGTGGCGAAGCAGTATCGGACATCGGCACCGGCCATTGTGCAGACCTTGCTGGATGAAGGCATCAGCGTCACGAAGAGCGGCATGGCGAAATTAGAGTCATTAGTCAGCGCGACTAATGACCAAATCAAAGCCGCGATTGCGGGATCCTCGGCAGAAGTGCCGGCGCTGCGCGTGGCTGGTCGGTTGTCGGATACCGCTCGCACGTTTACCAATCAGGTCAATCCGGCATCAGACCTGAATGCCATCAGCAACGCTGGCGAAGAGTTTCTGAATCATCCTCGCATCAATCCGCAGGGGAATCTCTCGGTGCAGGATGCCCAAGCCTTGAAGCAGGGCACCTATAAGCAATTGCAGAATCGTGCGTATGGGGAACTCAAGAATGCCGACACGGAAGCGCAGAAGTCCTTAGCGCGTGGGCTGAAGGAAGAAGTGGCGACGGCGGTGCCTGGGGTCAGCGGCTTGAACGCCAAAGAGACTCAGTTATTGGCGGCGCTCGATGCGACCGGGCGGCGCGTGGCGCTCACGGGCAATCGTGACCCGATTGGCTTCGCATGGGTGACGCACAATCCGATGACGTTCCTGACGGCCTTGGCTGATCGGTCGCCAGCGTTCAAGTCCTATCTGGCGCGTGGACTGTATACGACGGCGGCAGCGGCGGCGAAAGTCTCTCCGCAGTTGATTCGCGCCGCGGTGCAAGCCGCAGCCACCTCTGGTGATGACCAAGAGCCAGCGCAGAATAAGTCGGTGCAAGTCGGCCCCTACCGCGTGGAGCCGCAATAGATGCCGGATTACCTCGTGACGGATCCGGCGACCGGCCAGCGGATCAAGATGACCGGCCCCGCCCCGCCGAGTGAGGCACTGATCCGGCTGGCGCTGGCGAAGGTGCAGCCGCTGCCGAGTCATGTGCAGCAGACGGCCGATCCCTTACAGGCCATGCAGAAGGCCCAGACCATCGGGCCGGCACGGGTCGGGGAACGCTACATGGAGCCGCTGCATCCGTCGGCGGTGGATGTGGTGCGCTCGCTGGCTGGCGGGGCGGCACGTCCGGCGTCGGTGAACGCAGCGGACCCCTACGGCATCGAAGCATGGCAGAAGGGTGCGGGACCGATGCCCGCCCCGATCATGGGCGAGACGGAGGGCTTGTATTCCCGGCTGGATCAGGCGATTGCGAAGCTGCCTGATCAGAAGCTGCCACCGATGAAGATCCTGAGCACGGCGAAGAATGCGACGAGCGGGGAAGAGATCGCGACCCGTGGCCTTGCAGACTTCCTACAGGCGGCAGGAGGGAAGCCGGTGGCGCGGGCTGACGTGCAGGCGCATCTGGCGGCGAATCCGATCACTCTGGAAGTCAAAACACTAGGCGCAGCGCAACCGCTGAAACAGGGTGTGCGTCCGATTGAAGCCAATAGTGTGATGACGACGCGGGACGCGCAACAGGCATTTGAGCAAGGCCATCGGGTGCATTGGTATCGGCCGTCTGATGGGGTGCGCGTAGAAGTTCACGATGCTGAATCCTTCGCGCCACATTCCGCTTACGCGCAAGACGTGGCGAACGGTGTGGGCCAATGGCGCACGGGTGGCACCCCGCAAGTGATTACCGGAGAAGAACTGCCTTATGAGGCGGGGTTAAGGCAAGCGGCAATCGCCCCCACCAAATACAGCCAGTATCAAGTCCCCGGCGGGACGGCCTACAAGGAAACGCTGATTACCCTGCCGAAGCCAGGTAGGGTCGCCAATGAAGTGCAAATGATTCGTGACCAGCGGGCGGCTGGTCTTGATGACGACGCGATTGAAGCATTGCTGAACAAGAACCAGCAAGGGCAGTTCCTATCTTCGCATTTCCCAGATCAACCTAACATCCTCGTGCATGTGCGGAGCAATGAGCGCACGCTGCCGAGTGGGGAACACGGCTTGTTTCTGGAGGAAGTGCAGAGCGACTGGCATCAGAAAGGGAAGGCCAGCGGATACAACGTTGAAGGCGCAAAGAAGGACGCCTATGTGGCCTTTTATAAGACCCCTGACGGCCAAGAGGTTCCATTAGGGCATGGCGATACGAGAGAGGCGGCTCTGGAGCGAGTAGATCCCGGCTGGACGCGTATTCCTAATCTGCAGATCCAAGTAGAGAATCGGCCTGAACCATTCCGCCATTTCAATGGCGTCCCTGATGCCCCCTTCAAAGAGCAATGGCCGGATCTGGCGCTGAAGCATCAGTTACTGGACGCAGCGAAGCGGCCGGATCTGCAGTGGTTGGGGTTTACGCCCGCCGATGTGCAGATTAAGCGGTGGGGCAGCGAACGGCTGAGATGGGAAGCCTCCCCGAAGCAGACCGATATGCTCGGACGCCCTGCATGGACAGCGACATTTGAAAATCAAGTCGGTGGCGATGCGCTGCAGGGGCAGGGCATTGCGGATATGGGCGCAGAGGCACAGGCACGCGGGTTGAATCCGACCGATTCCAAACTCATCACGAGCGAAGCGCAATTAGCTGATCTGATGGGCGACAAAGAGAAGGCCGCAAAGGCGTGGAAACGCATGAACGCTAGTCCTACCGGCGGGGTGTATCTGCCACGGGCGGAAGGCTTCAAGTTCGCCTATGACGAATTGATGCCGAAGCGGCTGGAGAAGATCGTGAAGCCCTTCGGCGGCACGGTGGAACAATCGCCATTGAATGCGACGTATCAACGCGGTGGCGAGACATTCATCTCTCCGACACGTGAAGGGGCAAAGGCGTGGATGGTCCGTCTGACCCCTGAAATGAAGCAGCGCATCCTGAAGGAAGGCTTACCCATGATGACCGGCGTGGCGGCTGTCGCTGCCAGCCAGCAGGAGCAGAAATGAGTGCAGCGACTCTCTTCGCGGCCCCGTATATTCAGGTCATTGACAACCGGCTGACCACGGATACGCCCGGCGTGCCGCTGGTCGGGGCCAAGATTTACGTCTACATCACCGGGACCACCACGCCCCAGCCGGTCTACCATGACAGTGATCTGATGTCAGCGTGGACGCAGCCGATTGTCACGAACGCCTCGGGGATTACCGACGATCCAGTGTTCGTATCCACGACGCCCAGCTTGAAGGTCTTGATTACGGATGCCGATGATGTGGATCTGCCCGGCTATCCGATGGATCCCTGGAGTCCGTATGCGCTCGCATGATCCCGCAAATTGAATGGTCGATTTCCCTCGGCACGATTCTGCAACTGGTCGTGGTGATTACGGGATTTATCAAGATTTACAACGCGGTCGAGCGGCGGTTGAGCGGCTTGGAACTGAAGATGGATCAGGTGTGGCAGTGGTTCACGGATCATATGGCGCGGGAGCCGATGGCGCGGACACGGCGGAATGACCACCGATGATTGTGAGATTTAAGCCCGGTTGCATCCTCGAGCCGTCGCCGGTCACGGTGCGCCTGCTCTCAGCGGTGGACCGCGTGGCGAATAATTCGCCCTATGACATCACCGTCACATCGGCGGCGGATAATCACCCGCCGGGGGATGTGCACACCCTCGGGATGGCGCTTGACTTGCGCTCGCATGATCTGGTGGACGAGGACAAGATCGACGTGGTGCGGTCGGTGCTGGCGGAATTGTCCGACGAGGTGCCCGATGATGTGAGCGCCCGGAACGGGGCGTGGCTGGCGCTGGAGACGGACGAGTGGTTCATCATGCTGGAGAAGCATGGTGAGCTGACGGAGCATGTGCATGTGCAGCGGCGCAAGGGCGCGGTGCCGCTTGGCTAGGTGGTGGTGTTTCTCAACCCGGCAACGGCGCTGGATCCTCCGGTCGCTGGATGCCCTTCACGCAAAGGTGGATTTGATTATGGCCTCAGAAGCAGACCTCCAGAAAGATCTTGATGCGATTGCAGCGGGTGTGACGGCAGCCGTCAGCCAGATTGCGGACCTGAAGGCGCAGATTGCCGCCCTTGGGACCGGCCCTGTCACGCAGGATCAGCTTGACGCCTTAACCGCGCAGGCCGACAGCATCGTGGCGGCGCTCACGCCGAACACCCCATGATCGGCTACGAGGAAGCGATCCTGCAGGACCAACTCCGCGTGGCGCTGGACGCCAACGGCAACCCCATTGCGGGGAAGGTGCAGGTGCATTACCCGCGGGGGTCGGCCACGTTGCTCGCGTGCTTCTTCACGGACACGCCCGTGCGACTGGCCGTCGTGGCGCCGGATCAGGTCAGCGGGTTTACCAACTTCACCGTGAAGAATGGCAATCTGCTGATGACGCCGGACCGGGACAACTGCCCCGGCTCGATCATCCTGGGCGCCGGTCTCACGCAGCCATGACGCCCTGTGCTGCCTGTCACCGGTGGGCGTGTGTCCAACTGGAAGGCAGCCTGGTCTACTGCCTTGCCTGCTGGTTCTATCATCGGCGGTTCCATGTCTCTTAGGCGGACCCTTCTGCTGGCGGGCGGCGCGAGCGGCGGCGCCGGTCAGACGGGCCGGATCCACATCGACGGGCGCATGTTCCGCGATGAGCATGGCGCGGCGTGGTTATGGCGCGGTTGCACGGCCTTCACGCTCTATCTGCTGTGGCTGACGGGCGGGGCCTCAGCGGTGGATGCGGTGCTGACGGATTGGTTCGCCGCTGCGGGCTCGAGTCCGTTTACCGTGGTGCGGGTGCTCGGGATGGTCAACTCGTTTGCCCATCTGCATCCGCAGGAGCATGCGGATTATTATGATCAACTTCAACCCTTCGTTCGTTATCTGTTTAGCCGATGGGCGGTGCGAGTCGAGTTCGTCATTTTCGCAGACAGCGGAGACATCCTCGCAGACGGTGATATTGATCCCCATGCAAGACGGGTTGCGGATCTCATTGCCGACGAACCAAACGTCTTCATCGAAGTCGCGAACGAGCCATCACAGCACACAAACCTGAACGGCGGGGACCAGAAAGCCTACGAGATTTATCTGAGCATCACGGCCGCAGGCCGGATGATTGCCACGGGGGCCTATAGCTGGGAGCAGCCGGGGGACTACCTGACGGACCATACCCCACGGGAGGATTGGGTCCGCAAGGCCAACGACCTCAAAGATGGCTGCGAGGCGACGAACCGCCCGACGGTGGGGGATGAGCCCATCGGGGCCGCGGAGGTGGCTATTCCCGGCAAGCGCGATAACGTGCCGTCGAAGTTCGCGCAGTATGCGGCGATTGCGGCCATGAACGGCTCGGGCTCGACGTTCCACAGTGACAATGGGATCCTGTGCCAGCTGTTCCAGCCGGTGCAGCGCGACTGTGCGGCGGCGTTCTTTGCGGCGGCGGCGTGGCCTCCCCCTGAGACGCAGTTGGCGCCTTATAACCGGGGGGGCTCGACACCCGGGTGCCACTGGCCCTTCGGCCCCTCGATCTGTGAACACGATGACAGCATCGAGGTCCGCACGTTTGCGAAGATTCTCGAGCCGCAGGCGTGGGTGTGTCAGGTGGAGACGACACGCACAGCCCCGACACCCTGCCCAGGATGGGCTATCGAGGCGCCAGGACCGTCGGTGGGCCTCACGGTCTTTCGTCGGGCCTAGTGGCGGTCCCGAGGGGGAAGATTGATTTGCGGTCCTGCTGGGGGCATGGCCGACGGGGCGGGGATGTGTATTGGCTGCGGCCGACGGTGGATCGGCGCCGGGGCGGTCGGACAAAGGTCGAACGCGGGCGACGGAGGACCGATGTGAAGCGGAAACCAAAGGAGCCAGAATGCCTGTCATTACCTTGCTGATCTATATCGTGCTCGTGGCCTTGCTCGGGTTTCTCGCCGTGTGGGTGCTGGGGAAGCTGGCGCCGGGGCATCCGGCCATGATTGACAACGTGATTTGGGTGATCGTCGTGCTGGTGATTGTGCTCGAGGTGCTGTCAGCTTTCGGGTTGCTGGGGGCGGGGCCATTGGTTCCGAGGCTCCGATGAAGCGAAAGAATCCGGCTGATCTGACGGGCCGCAACCTGCGAGCCGCCAAGAAGCGCGAACTGTCCTTGCTTGACCTCATCATGAACCGGACCGGAACCCTCGATCATCGGGTCACGAACCTCAGCGATCTGCTCGATGGGGTGATCCGTCGCGTGGCTCGGCTGGAAAAGGCGTCCAAATGACCAAATATATTGCCCTGTTCGTTTTGTGCGGGTTCATCGTTATCCCTAGTGTCGGGTGTGCCGGCCAGAACCCGCCCATCCTGACGCCAGGAGCGGCTACAGCGCTCACGAATGGCCTGAATGCCCTGTCAGCCATCCTGCGAGCGCAGAATGCCTCTCCGGGCATCCTCGCGGCGATTAGTGATGCGCAGGTGGCGATTGCCCAGGATGTGACAGGGCACTCATGGGGGCAGATTACGCGGACCTTACTGCAGGAGTTGTATAGCCAGTTACCCGTGGACGTGCTTAATCGGCCGGCGGTGTGGGCGGCGTTTGCGGCAGTGGAGATTGTGCTAGCAACAATCGGAGCTTAGCTTCTAAGAGCTGGTAGTCGCGCACGGAGGCATAGAGCGCGTCATTGAAGAGGCGGGCCTCGGCGCGCAGGGTCTCGAGTTCGGCGCGTTCGTCGTCAGTCATGCCCTAGATTTTCCCGGTTAGCACATCAATGCGCAGCGTCTCTTTGAACTCACCATCGACTGGATCAAAATAAGCGCCTTGGATGGTCCGCAGGGCTGCGCCTGTCCGTTGACTTGACGCCCGAGAACTAGATACAGGCCCAGTTGGTAATGGTAGTTCACCAAACACCACGCGCTCAGGCAGACGTGCGGTCAGCGCATTCACGGCCGGTCGGATCGTATGCTCCACGAAGGCAGATCGGTTGACTTTGCCGTGTGGCATGTCACAGGAGACCTGATATTGGTCGGTCAGCATGACGGGCGTGCTCCCCATCAGCATGGATTCGCCCCACTTCGGCGGCGTGCGCACGTTGACCGTGTGGCCGATCTGGTGTCCGACGAACTGCCGGTCGTAGTAGCGATCGAAGGTCTTGGTCAACGTCAGGTTGTTCTCCAAGATCTTCAGCGCCTCCCGCGTCACCCAGTCCGGCGTCAACCAGACGTAGCCGTCGTCCCCGAGTAGGTAGATCGACTTCGTCGGTGTCCACAGGAGTTTCTCGACGTCGATCAGCGGAGCAATGGCTACGCCTGCGGCGGTGCCTCCAAGGAACTGCAGGAAGCGGCGACGGTCAATGCCGCTCGGCTGCACCTTCGGCCCGTTGAGCCATGCGAGGGCTTGGTCAAGAATGCCCATTTAGGCGGCTTTACCCTTAGCGCGTGCCCATCGCGCCTGTACAGCCTTGCGGCCCTGTTCGCTGAGTTGCGCGGCGGTGAGTTTCCGTCCTCGTGCTCGGCCGCCACAGGCCGCCCGTTGCTTGTTCGTCATCTTCCTTGCCATTAAGCACGTAGTCTAGCACGAAGATTATTTTTGTGCGGCATCATTATTTACTTGACTACGTGCTTATACGTGCTAATCTACCGGTATGGAACACACACGATTCGTTGACGCCTTCGGATTCACTTACCTGCAGCACAAGGCGCTAGCGCAGGATTGGTGCCGTTGGAACGGCCAGAAGGGCACTGAGAAGCAGGCGGTGCGGGTGATGCGCCAACTGTCCTCAGGTGACTTGTCGAGAATGCTTCAGAAGCGTGGCGTGGTCACGCTCGGCGTCACGGCGGTGGCACTGTGAGCGCCCCAATTACCGCAGCGACCTCCGATGACGTGCTCCGCATTGCGGTGGGGCTGGACGACCTGCGACGGCGGCTGAAGGTCGAAGCCGGCGCGGGCAACTACGAGGGCGTGATGGCGATCTACGCGTCGATGCGGGGGATTGAGTTGGACGTAATGAGCCTGACGACGCTGGCGGGGAAGCTGGCGACGGATCTGGTGATGCGATGAATCCAATGCTGACGGCCCATTCGCACATCTTCGATATATGGCCTACCGACGAACATTCCGATCGAGTTTATTGCTTAGTCTGTGGCTTCGCCATCCCTGTCAAGGCGCTTCGGTCAAAGGTGAATCTCACAGCAATGACGGCATTGAGCAATGCAACGGATCGGGTCCGCGATCTGGTCAAGGATAAAGGTGAGGCCAAATGACCGCGCAATTCTGGCTCTACTTCGCCACGGCGCTGCTGATGCTGGGGTTTGTGTGGGGCGTGGTGGACGTGCTGGGCTCTGGATTGGTGCGGGCCTATCGGCGGTATCAGGTGCGGAAGGAGTGCAAATGAGACACATCTATACGGATTTACTGGGGCCGTTCCGCGCCGATGCCTACTGCTCGAGCAAGGCCATCGTGGTGCCGCGGGAGGATACGTGGCCGCTGGTGCTGTTCACGTTCGAATCGCATGACGTGGCGTGCGCGGCGTTTCGGGCATGGGAGCAGGAGTCCAAGACGTTCGCGGAGAAGGTGCGCGAGAACCTGCCGCTGCCGCCGTTTCCGATTCTGCCGGGGGGTAAGTTTCTACCAAAGAGGGGGGAGCAGTAATGGACATCCGTAACGAGTTTCCAAGCAAGTTTCTGAAGGCATCGGACCTGGGGCTGAATCAGCCCGTGGTGGTCATTGATCGGGTGGAGCGGGAGAAGGTGGGCCGCGGGCAGGAGACTAAGCCGGTGCTGTTCTTTTCCGGCAAGGAAAAGGGGCTGGTGCTGAACAAAACCAACAGCAACAAGCTCATCGAACTGACCGGCTCGGCGGTGACGGAGGAGTGGCAGGGCTTCCGGGTGATCATCTACGCCACGACCACGGAGTTTGGCGGGGAGACCGTGGAGTGCATCCGGGTGAAGGCCGCGAAGCAGAACGGGGCGGCTCCGAAGCCGGCGCCGGTTCCAGCGGCAGAGGTATTCAGCCATGACCATGCCGACGAAGACGACGTCCCTTTCTAAATCGGTGACGGTGAAGATCCAGCGGGTGGGGGAGAGTCCCACTCGCGTGCCGGGGCTGCGGTCGTTCACGATTGACGCGGCCCCTGACCTCGAGCGGCCGGAGACACTGGGGTTGCAGTTTCAGACGATTGACCCGTGGAAGGCGACGTTGTGCGACCGGGCGAGACAGACGGGGCGTCCGGTGCGGGTGACGTGGAAGCGCACGACGTATGGCAAGACGCTGACGAAGGTGCAGTTTGTGGAGCGAGTCTGATGCCTGAGATGAGTCCTGACCTGAAGGCGAAGCTGGCGCAGGAAGCCGATCCGGCCTGCGAGGAATGCGACGGCACGGGGATCGTGTCGGTCATCTGGAACAACAATCCAGACCGGGAAGAGGACACGATCTGCGACTGTATTGTCGGCCACGGGATGCCGGACTGGCTTGAGGCGTTTGAGCCACGTGATCGGTGGGAACCATGATGTTCCCGAAAGTGACCCCCACGCGGGACCGGATCGACCAGAAGCGGGACCAAGATAAGAAACTGCGGGACGCCATTGTGGCGGTCTGGGCGCGGGATGCTTCCACCTGTCGGGCGTGTGGGCGGCGGGTGCGGCGCAGTAACAGCGGGGTGGCGCTCCGTGGTCACGTCCACCATGTGGTCAAGCGCAGCCAGTCGAAAAGCCTCCGCAGTGACCCTGCCAATCTCTTACTTTTGTGCCAAATTTGTCACAGTGATGTGCATACGTATGACCTGGTGATTGCCGGCACGGTGGGGCACTTCACGTTCACGAAAGCGAGGCGGCAGTGACTGACCGGCTCAAGGGCTGCGTGGTCGTTTTTTCTCAAGATTTCAGGGAGGACGACGTGGACAGCGTGCTGTCGGCGATCCGTCATATTCGAGGCGTGGCTGAAGTGACCTCTTTAATAGCGAATACTGACGACTATCTGGCCCGTGCCCGAGTGCGTTATGAGTTGCGTGATGCCCTCTGGGAGACATTCGCCCAAGTCACGAAGGATCCGTCATGAGAGCCTTCCTTGCCCGCCTGTTCCCGTCCCGCTCGTCCTACGTCTCCCCTGAGTGGCTGGATGCCTTAGCGAACCGGGGAAGCACGGAGGGGTGGACGGAGGCGCCTCGGATTGACTGGCAGGCCAACACGTATACCGGCCCTAGGACGCGCCAGGATGTCCCACAGGGCACGATCAGGATCAGGCTGGATGTATGACGCCACAGGAACTAGACGAAGCGGTGGAGGCGGTCTCTCAGGAGATTGCCGAGGTGTTACTGGAGCATGATCCTATCGTGGCGATGTTGGCGATGATGAAGGTGATTAGCGTCAGCCTCTCCCGGCATCTTGAGGATTCTGGAGTGACCATCCAGTGACGCAGGGCACCCTGAGCTACACGCCGAAGTCCCTCAACCCTACGAGCCTGACGGGGCGGGTGTATGCCCTGCTGGACGCGCACCGGGGGCAGTGGGTGGACGGGCGGGAGATCGCCCAGGTCGGCGGCTATGCGGGGTGGTCGGCGCGGGTGCGGGATCTGCGGAAGTTGGGGTATGTCGTGGAAAATCGCCAGCGAACCGTGAAGCTTGCAACTTCAAACATCGTGATTACGGAATATCGTCTTGTCTGAAATCTGGCGTCCGGTTCCCGGCTACGAAGGCGACTATGAGGCGTCCTCGCATGGGCGTATTCGGTCGTGGGTGTGGAGGGGTAATCCGAAGCACGGTGCGAAGCTCTTGCCAGAACCAAGAATCATCGAAGGTTGGGTGAATTCGCATGGCCGTCGATACGTGACCTTGCGAGCGCGATCACAACCAGTTGGCCGTGTGATCTGTAGCGCGTTTCATGGGCCTGCCTCGCTGAAATATGACGCGGCACACTACGATGGCGATAAGTTAAACAACCGCCCAGATAATTTACGTTGGGCGACTCGGGCCGAAAACGAAGCCGACAAGAATCGACACGGAACGAGACATCGTGGCAGTCAGTTGTGGTTTTCTAAACTGACTGAAGACGGGGTGAGGGCTATTCGTTCATTCCGTGAGTCGGGACGCAGTTATTCATGGCTGGCGGCTGAATTCCAAGTCAGTATGTCTTCGATAGTGGCAGTTCTCAAGGGTCGCACATGGAAACACGTCAAATGATGCGGGATTACCGGGTGGAGCGGGACGGGCGGAAGTTCACGGTGACGGAGTATCGGCTGCTATGACGGCTCGGCGGTCAGAGGCGGCCACGGCGTTCATTCAGGGCATGCGTAAACGTGGGCGCAAACCTCGCTGGTCTGAGGACTTGAATGGCTCACTTCCTGAGCGCGTGCACATGAACCGGATGAAGACTGTGGCCTTAGACCTCCTGCATCAAGGGAAACGTGCTAAGAAACGTTGACGGCTCCGCGCACTGAGAGGCAGCACTAACGCTGTTCCTGCGCTTGGACGTGCCGCCGGTCGCGTGGAGACTACCGGCACCTCACTTTCCTATTGCACTGACTAACACGCCGTGATACCGTGTCGCC